TCTTGACGTTGAAGTGATCGGGCTCTCGATCGATTCGCCGACTCACGGCGCGTTTGCGTTGGAGGCGCGCGTTAACTCCAATGACGACGTGTCCGAAGCCGGACTCGGGCTTTTGGTTCGCGCGCTAGAAGCGCGTGCTGGAGTCGTGGCGTGATCGCGCTTGCGCTCATGCTTGCGCTGGTCGTCGTTTGGTTCGCTTACCGGTGACGGATCAAAAGGAGTCTTCAATGGCCGTTTTTTTCATTCTTCTTTGGTTCTGGCTGATTTATTTTCTAGGTTTGCCTGCTTTCGTCATCGGCCTGCTGGTCGGGCTTGTCGCCATCGTGGTCACAAGTCTGGCTCGGCGGGTGTTTCCTCCGGGTCAGCCGACGTCGGATAAGCGCCGCTAAGACGCCCATGAGAAGCCGCGCCAGCCATGGCGCGGCTTTTTCATGCTCGGACAGCCGGAATCGAATGCTTGCGTTCCGTGGGCTTCTCATTCAATCCTAGGGGCATGCGGCCTAGACCAATGTGGCGCGCGCCAAAGAAACGCTATCCTAAGGGCGCCGGCCCCGGCGTTCATGAGGCTATGCGCGCCAAGCGAACGGCGTTCAGCGATTTTTCGCCGGGCAGCGGGCGGCGCCAATGCCGCGCGGTTGCGCGGTCGACTGGGGAGCAATGCCGGCGCGACGCGGTGCAAGGCGCGACGCGGTGCCGTGTCCACAAGGGGATCAGCGACGCGCTGGCGAGCGCCAAGCGACTCGACCCTAAGGTCAGACGTTCGGCGAACGGCGGTGCAGCGCGGCGGGCGCTTGTTGCGATTGCGTTTCAGGGACCGCCGGAAGGCGTCATAGACACGGGCGAGGGAATCACGGCGCTCGGGCGTCGAATAGAAGCTTTTCGCAATCGCGAACTTGACCCAGAAACGTTAAGTACACTGTCTAAGTGTCAGATGAAATCAAAGACTTAGCTCTAATACGAGCGCTTGCTGTGCAAACGTTGGAAGGCGTTTGCAGAGACGCAAAAGCGCCTGCTAACGCCAAGGCAATGGCCGCGCGAACTTTGTTAGAACTTTTGGGTGAAATCGGCCGGCTCCAGGAACAAAAGCCTACTGAAACCAAAGGTTTGCACGAAATGTCTCGCAGCGAGCTTGACGCTGAAATATCACGGCTTCGCGCCGTGTCTAGGCCCGTGTCCAGCGAGAAAATCCGACGCAAGCGCGTGTCCATGCGAAAAAGCCCAACAAGATCAAAGCCTAGACACGGGAAGGTGCGCCCTAAGTTGAGGCGCACAGGTGTTGAGCCTCCGCCTTGGTTCTAGGCGTGGACGCGGGAAAGCGCAACGAAATCAATGGCTTAGACACGGTGGCCCTGGACGCGGCCGGCCCACCCCCACCCCACCCGAGCCCACCCCCTGGCCCCACCAGGAACGGCGCGTCGAGTACGCGGCCACCGTCAGGGACAAAATTTCTCGTCGGGGAAGTTGGTTCTGTCAGGGACAAAATTTCTCGTCGGGGGAGCTGGGTTATACATTTCTCGTCGGGCGAAGTTAGTCTATTGACATGGTTTGTTCGTCAATGCTCAGCCAACACTAGCCGACGACAAAACGATCGTGCTAGAAAACCCTCACCGGGAACCGGGTAGACTCCCGCAGCCGCTTCACGACTGGCCTTTGAACGAGGGTCTCGAAGGAAGTGGCGTCCGAACAAGCCCAAAAGATTTTCTCTTTTACCGATTGGACGAAGAACCATCCGTCCGACCGCGTTCCCGGCGACCGCATCGACGCCCAGTTCGCCAATCACGAGCGCGCCATCAACGAACTCAAGGGCCGTGTCGACGTCCTCCTGCGCGCCGACGGCAGGATCAACAACGGTCTCCTGACGCCCGAGAGCTTTCCCAAGGCCATCCTCGACGACATCGTGGCGCGGGCGCTTCTCGCTGTGCGCGGCGTCGTCGACGAGGCCAGGGGGGTGCTCGCCGGGATTGAGGAGCGCGACCTCGCCGCAAGCGTTCTCGTTGGGACTTTGCGCGCGATGAACGCCCAAGCCTCCGACGAGCTGGGCCGCGCCGTCGCGATAGCCGAGGCGGTGCTCGCCGCGCAGCGAAGGCTCGACGCGGTTAGGCATGATGTCCTTACCGCCTTGGACACGGCGTCTCTTCCTCCCCCCGCGCTCGGCTACACGGCGGGCGGCTTCTACGGCGTCGATCCCCAGGGCGCGAGCGCGACGGCTCAGGACTACGCCCAGGTGTCGATCGAGTGGGCCGAGCACATGCCCGACCCGATCCCGCCCAACGTCCTCGCGATCAACGCGATCACCGGCGATCATTGGTCTTCGCGGTGGTGGGCCAACCGTTCGGCCAACGCTTTCGGGATGCTGGCCTGGTGGTACATGGGCGCGTGGCCCTCGCCCGGCCCGCCGACGACGCCCATGACGCCGACCAACCAGCCCATCCCTCCCGGCGCGATGTATTATGACACGACGCACGGCGCGATGATGGTGTGGAACGGCTCGACCTGGGTCAACAACGCCGCGCCTTCGAAGGCCGTGACCACGAGCCTCTACTATCTCAGCGCGGCGGGCCAGACCGTCTTTCCCCTCTCCGCCGCTGATCGCGCCGGCAAGACTTTCGCTTTCAACCAGAGCGCGCCCGAGGGGCTTCAGGCGCTGGTCAATGGCGTGCGCTTGGAGCCTGCGTTCGACTTCACCGTGGACACGGTCGCGTCCTCGATCACGTTCCTGCGCTCCCTCACCCTCGCCGCCGTCGTCTGCTTCGACATCCTGACGCCCGCGTCCCAGCTCACGCCTTCCGGGACCGTCAACACCGTTCTTCTCAATCCCATTGTTCCCGACGGCGTGAGGACGAACTTCACCGGGCTCACCGTCGCGATGAACGGCCACGCCGTCAACGTCGCCAAGAACGAGGAGCTTCAGGTCTCGGTCGACGGCGTCATCCAGCAGCCGGGCGGCGCTTACACCGCGAGCGGCGCGAGCGTCACCTTCAGCGAAGCGCCGCCTGCCAGCGCCTTGATCTTTATCACTTGGTTTGGACCGGCCAACCCATGAGCGCCAGCCGCGCCTTCGATCTCGCCCTGTGGGTTCCGTCTACGCCCTCCAATCCTGGCGACGGGGTGCTCGTCGCCGCCGTCGGGCCGCCGTTCGCGAGCGGCTTTGCGCCTCTCGTCCAGGGTGTGAAGCCCGGGATCACCGTCGGCGCGTCGATGCCCGCCGCCAACGCCGCGAACCAGATTCTTCTTTCCGGCGCCGGCCCCGGTTTCGCGTGGGGTCTCGTCTCGAATCCCGCCGCCGCCGCCCAGGTTCCGCCGCCCACCGCGCAGAACCAGCTCGTTCTCTCCGATGCGTCGAACATGTGGCAGACGTCGTCGATCTCGGCAGTCTTGACGCTCGGCGGCGCGATCACCGCGAGTGTTGGGGGCGTCTTTGCGAACTCCGCCAATATCTCTTTCACGCCTTCGGGCGCGCTCGCCACGCGCATCGACGGCGGCGATCCCAGTTTTTCGCGGCTCGACAACTTCACCCTGGATCAAGGGACTTTCTGACCTCGCGCATATGCGCTTTTCATGAGGAGGCTAGATAGCCATGACGACACGGGTTCAAGTCCTTCGCTCCTCGACCACGAGCGCCTCTCCCGCCGCTGGCTCGCGTTCTCCCGGCGAACTCTACGTCAACTTCGCTGACTTGATCTTCGGCGTGATCGATGCGTCGAGGAACCCTCAGAAGCTCGTCGCCGTGCGCTTTTTCTCGACGAGCGCGACCTATGCGGCCGGGGACTGCGTCGTCCAGGCGGGCAAGGTCTGGTTCGCCAATGGGGCGATCCCTCCCGGCGCGTTCGCGCCTGCGCAGTGGACGGCGCTTGCGTTGCCCGCCGCGCCGGGAAACGGGGCTCTTCTCATCGGGCAGGCCGGGACGGTTCCAATCTGGCTCGCGGCCGGGGCGACCGACGCCGTCTTGAGCGTCGCGGCGGGAACGCCGGCGTGGAAAGCTTCGACCGGAACCGGCTCGAATGTGCTGGACACCAACCCGGCGTTCAGCGCGGGGGCGACTTTCGGTAGTGCTTTGGCTATTGCACCGGCGAGCGGCGCTGCTGGAATAGCGCTCGCCAAAGCGGCGAGCGGAGCGCAGTGTTATATTACTGGTTACACCGGCGCCGCCGTCGCCGCCAATAGCCGCTGGCAGATGCGGATTGGCGACACGACCGTCGAGGGGGCTGGCAACGCCGGATCTGATTTCAGTCTGGCGTCATTCGACAATAGCGGCGTTTTTCTCGGTTTCCCGTTCACGATCACCCGCGCGACCGGCGCAGCGACGTTCAGTGGGAGTTTGACTGCCGGGGCGACGATCACCATGAATGGCGCAGCCGGAACCAATCGCGGGCTGGTGTTAGAGACTAGCGGCCAGAACCGCTGGGTTTTGCTCGCCAACGCCGCGGCGGAAGCGGCCGGGAACGCCGGGTCGGACCTCCAGCTCAACACCTACGACAATACAGGGGCGTATATCGGCACGCCGCTGACGATCGAGCGCAAGACGGGCTACGTCGCGGTCAACGGGATCGGCGCAACCCTGTCGGCGGCGTCGGGCGCAGCCAGTCAAAGCGCTGCGATCCGCCTTAATAAAGGCGGCTCGGGCTATTCGAGCATCGTTCAGGGAATGACCAATGGCGTTGTGCGCTGGCAGGTTTCGCTCGGTGACAACGCGGCGGAAAGCTCGAATGCCGGATCGGACTTTACCGTCAACGCCTTTAACGACGCGGGCGCGGGGGCGACCGTGCCGAAGCCGTTGTGGATCTCCCGTTCAACCGGCGTCGCCAATTTCGCGGTCGCCATCGTCAACGGCCCTTCCGACCGGCGCCTGAAGGAGAACATCGCGCCGCTCGAAGGTTCGCTCCACAAGGTGCTTGCGCTGCAAGGCGTCTCCTACAACCTAATCACCACGCCCAACATGCCGGAGATTGGGCTGATCGCCCAGGATGTCCAGCCGATCGTGCCGGAGATTGTCCAGATCTACAACGCTGCCGTCGGCGACCCGGAGGCCGCGCCTCAACAGACCGAGCCCATGCTCGCGCTCGACTATCCGAAACTCACCGCCCTGCTCATCGAGGCGGTGAAGACCCTCGCCGCGCGCGTCGAGGCCCTGGAGGCGCTGGCCCCGGGCTCAAGGGGGGCGACGCGGTGAAAGGTCTGACGATCACGCTTGCTTTCCTGCTCGCGGCGTGTCGCGGCGAGTTCGTCATTCCCGGCGCCGGAGAACCGTCGCAAGCCGCTGTCGCCGACGAGCCCAGGTGCTTCGTTCGCGCTCGCTTTTTTCGCGGCCTCGTTCAGGCTCCCTGTATCGACATCATTCGGGAAGTGCGCCCATGAGCGCGTCTCTCGCCCTCCTTGTCCTCGTTCCGCTCAACGGACCCGACGGTCAAATCATTTGGGTCAATCCTGAACAAGTGGTGAGCGTTCGAGGCCCTCGTGGCGGGCGCGGCGTTCACTTCGGCCCCGGCGTCGAGTGCCTGGTCGAGATGAGCGACGGCAAGTTCGTCAACGTCACGAATCCTTGTGACGCCGTAATTGAAAGGACTAAGGGCCATGGCGACGACCCCCAAAGCCGGTGAAATGACATTCATCGCCAAGCGCGAGCGTTCGGTGATTCACGTCTTGAGGCCCAGGTTCATGAAATGGGTCGCGAGCGCCAAGCCCGTGTCCACCGTCTCGCCTGCTGCGACTGGGACGGGAACCGTGGGCCAGACGCTCTCGTGCTCCACGGGAACGTGGACACCGTCCACGAAGCCCTTCGCTTACACGTACCAGTGGCGGCGCTCGGGGGCCGACATTTTGGGCGCGACCGGCTCGACCTACCTTCTCGTCGCGGCCGACAGCGCCAAGACCGTGAGCTGCGCCGTCACGGCGGCCAACAACGAGGGAGCCGCGACCGCGCTTTCGAATACGGTCGCGGTCACTTGAAGGGAAAACCCTGTCATGATCGGCGTCCTCATCACCCTCATTGTCTACGCGATCGTTCTTGGGCTCTTGTTCTGGCTTGTCGACTATCTCTTGGGCGTGTTTCCTCTGCCCGACCCGATCCCCCGCGTGATCCGGGCGATCATGATCGTGATCATCGTGCTGATCCTGGTCGCGGTCCTGCTCAACCTCGCCGGCGTCGACGTCGGAGCGCCGGGGTTCCGGCTTTACCGTCCTTGAGAACTCTCCGGGGGTGCTCGCCAAGCCCATGAAAGCGCTCATCCCGCAGGAAATCCGCTACCTCAACGCCCTCAAGAGGCGAAAGGCGGCGCTCGTCGCGCAAAATCGTCTGATTTCCTTCGCCAAGGCGATGAAGCCCGACCCGGATCATCCTGACGATCCGGATTTCTCCCTTTATCAGCCGGCGAAGCATCACGAAGTGATCGCGGCGGCGCTCGAAGAGGTCGAAAAAGGCAAGCTTAGGCGTCTCATCATCAATTGCCCCCCGAGACACGGCAAGTCGGAGTTGGCTTCGCGGCTCTTTCCGGCGTGGTTCGTCGGAAAACATCCCCGCGATTCGATCATCAGCGCCTGTTACAACGAGAAATTCTCCTGGGACTTCGGCCGCGAGGTCAAGGCGATCCTCGACGATCCGCTTTATCGTCAGATTTTCCCTCAATTGCGCATCGCGAGCGCTTCCGTCGACCGGATCGAGACTGAAACGGGCGCGAAAGTCTTCTTCACCGGCCGGGGAGGCTCGATCACGGGCCGCGGCGCGATTGGGCTCGTGCTCGACGACCCGATCAAGGACCGGGTCGAGGCGGATTCGCCCACGACGCGTGAAAAAGTGTGGAAATGGTACGTTCAGGTGATCCGGTCGCGTCTCGTGACGTCGAAAGGCTGGATCATTATCATTCAAACGCGCTGGCACGAGGACGATCTCGTCGGAAGGCTTACCGACAAGACGAATCCGAACTTCATTCTCACCGAGGCGCGCAAATGGTCGATCATCGACCTTCCCGCGCTTGCCCGGGATAACGATCCCATCGGCCGCAAGGAGGGCGAGCCCCTGTGGCCTGCGCGATTTCCCAAGGACTACCTCGAAGACATGCGCGAGGGCGACCCGAGGGGGTTTCAGGCGCTCTACCAGGGCTCGCCCACGCCTGAGAAGGGCAACTTCTTTCCTGGCGAGTGCTTGATGACTTACACGAAGGACGAGCTGCCCCCTAAAGAGTCGCTTCGCTTCTACGCGGCCAGCGATCACGCCGTGTCCACGGCCCAAGAGCGCGACAAAACATGCATGGGCGTCGTGGGCGTCGACAAGGATCAAAACATCTGGGTCATGCCTGACCTGGTTTGGGGCCGCTACGCGACTGACGTCGCCGTCGAGCGCATGATCGACCTCATGGCGAAGTTCAAGCCGCTTCACTGGTGGGCCGAGCGCGGCCACATCTCGAAGTCGATCGGGCCTTTCCTGCGCAAACGCATGCTGGAGCGCTCGACCTTCTGCGGGATCGCGGAAGTGACGCCTGTCCACGACAAGAAGACGCGCGCCCAGGCGATCAACGGGCGCATCGCCATGAGGATGGTGTTCTTTCCGAGTTTCGCTCCGTGGTGGGCCGAGGCGCGTGACGAACTCCTGAAGTTTCCCTACGGCGTCCACGACGACTTCGTCGATTTCCTCGCCTGGATCGGACTCGGGCTCTATATCCAGGCGCCGCCGCGCCTTGTGACGCGCAAGAGCGAA